CGTGTACAAAACCCTACATTTGGAAGTATACTTCCGGATCTGGTATTTGAACCTCTTGATGCACAGACAGAAAGATTAGCAAATGATGATGTAGATGCAATAGTAAACAATGATCCACGATGGAAACCATTGGAAACACTATTATCAAAACCTGATGAACACTCGTTGACCATCAAGGTTAGACTCGAATATATCGATACAGGAACAGCTGAAGAACTGTTTCTAAACTTTACAGGTGAAGAATAATGGCACAAGGCGCAAGACAAAGTAGTTTATTTGCCGCAGAAGACTTTAGTGTAGCATACGAAAGTTTCAGCGAAGCGAATTTTCAAGCATATGATTTTGAAACCATTCGTAATACGATGGTCGATTATATTAGCACAAACTATCCAGAGAACTTTAACGACTATATTAACAGTAGTGAATTTATAGCAATAGTTGAACTTATAGCTTTCTTAGGGCATAACTTAGCTTTTAGAGCTGATTTAGCCAGTAGAGAAAACTACTTGAGTACAGCAGAACGTAGAGAAAGCGCCTTGCGTATTGCTGAATTTTTAGGATATAAACCTACTAGAAATGTTGTGGCTAGCGGATATTTAAAAATTGATAGTGTAAAAACCGACGAAGAAGTGTTTGATTCTAGTGGTAACAGTTTAGCAAATGCCACTATACAATTTGAAGACGTAACTGATGCCAACAGCTATCAAAATTTTATAAATGTTATGAACAGTATATTTCAATCTAGTAGTCAGTTTGGTTCTCCGTTTAGTAGTATTACTTTTGGTGGAACTAAAAACGAAATATATAGAACCAACAGTGTATCCAATACAGCTGAAAGAAACTTTTCAAATTTAATTAATAATGCAAGTTCTAGTTTTAGTTTTTACAATCCAGAAATTAATGGCACATTGCAAACTATAAATGAAGCGGCACCCGATCCTTATAAAGTAATTGACTTTTTGTATAAAGATGACAATAGTGGATTTGGTAGTGCTAATACTGGATTCTTTGTAGGTTTTAAGCAAGGTACATTAGCACACAAAGATTTTAGAATTGATCAAGGTTTGCCTAACATAGTCTTAGATATTGATGCAGATAATGTTGCCAATGGCAATGTATGGGTACAAACTATTGACGAGATAGGACAAATACAAAAAAATTGGACACAAGTTGATACACTATTTGGCAATGGTACAATATTTAATGCAAAGAGCAATAATATAAGAGATATTTTTAGTGTTGCTAGTAGACAAGATGATCAGATTAGTATTGTATTTGCAGACGGAAATTTTGGAAATATTCCACGTGGTATTATTAGAGTTTGGTATAGAACAGGACTTAACCAAACATATAGTTTAACACCTGATGCTTTTAATAATACAAGTTTTACAATGAGTTACTTGGGTGCAAATGGAAACACATACAACGCAATTTTTAATGCAAGTTTAAAAACAAATGTTACAAATGCAAGTGTTAGAGAAAGTGTTGCTAGTATTAAAGCAAACGCTCCTAGATTCTTTGCAACACAGGATAGAATGATCACAGCAGAAGATTACAGTATTTTTCCTGTAACAGTAAGTGAAAACATTAGAAAAATTAAAAGCATCAACAGAGTACACAGTGGACACAGTAGATTCCGTGACATATACGATCCAACAGCAACTTACGCAGATGCAATACAATATACAGATGACGCTTACTTGTATGAAGATAATATTACAAGCAAAAGTGTAGTTAGTTTACCTAATAACCTAACAGGTGATGCAATTTATAACAAGTATATTAAACCATTACTTGCTAATCCTGAAGTAAGTAACTTTTACTATAATAGACAAGGCTACAGTTCAACCACACACAATGCAAACACAGATTTCTCAGATACTACAAGTGGTATAACATATTTAGGCACAGCTGATACCAACGCATTTCGTTGGAATCAAATAACAAAAGGTAGTAACGGATGTAGTGGTTACTTTACATTAAATTCAAATGTACAGAGAGTTGGAGATACGTCTGCTAATACTTTAGCAAAAGCAAACCTAAACGGATTAGTAGAATTTATTAGTAGTCCTTATAAAGAAGGATACATCAGTTTAGCAACAGTAACAGCCGGTGGCAGTGGATATACTAGTACACCATCAGTAACTATTACTGGTAAAGGAACAGGTGCAACCGCAACTGCAACAGTAGCAAATGGTGCAGTTACTAGTGTTTCAATCACTAATAGTGGTAGCGGATATGATCAAGCTACGAATATTACAGTTACCGGCGGCGGCGGTACAGGAGCAACAGTAAAGCCTACGATTATTGACGCAGATATACAGTGGGTTAAAGTTGATAGGCTTTATAAAGGTGGACTAGGTGACGATAATAGTGCAGGAACTCCAACTGGCATTGATAATACTGGCAAAGGAGCAGTAGTACTGAATGGTATTATTCCTAGTGGTGCTAGAATCAAACGAATTGTTCCTAGATTAAGCACAGATTTAACACGCACAACTAAACAAAATGTTATTAATAAAATTAACAATAGAAATAGTTTTGCATTAAGATATAGTGCTCAGAATCAGCAGTGGATAATTATTGATAGTTCAAACTTACCAGCTAGTAGTGCTGAATTAAACGATCCAAGCAAATGGAATAGACAATTTGAAGGTGATGGGTCTAGCACAGGTATTGACAATAGCTGGGTAATGCGTTTTAATTATAGTGCGGTAGAATGGGAGATGCTGGTTAGAAAAACACGTCTTGTTTTAGGTAGTCCTCAGAAACTGAAGTTTACAAACTTAAACTTCAATAATAGTTTTAGTAGTGAAACACATAAACCACTAAGGGATAATATTAAGATATTAAAAATTAATCCTACAAGTAAAACAGATCCAACACCAATGGGAACGGACTATAAGTTTAATGCGTTTGGAACATTTACATATCAAGACGGATATACTGATCCTCATAATATTAGAGTTAGTTTAGCTGACCCAGACAATGACGGATATCCAAACGATCCAGAAGCATTTAATAAAATACTCGCAGGTCAAACTGTAAACTTAGGAACAACTACTGTTGATGGTTTTGATTATACTATAGTAGATAATTCTAGTGGAACAACACAAGTAAATGGAGTTAGTGATCTACATATGCAGTATAATAGAATAGCTGATATCAATCAAGTTATCGATCCAAGTACCACAAACATTATTGACACTTATGTATTGTTAAACAGTTACGATAGTGAATTTAGAGCTTGGGCACTTTATGATGGAAGAGTTGAAACAAGACCTAATCAGCCTACTATAAGTGAACTTACAGACTTGTTTGTTAAGTTAAACAATAAGAAAAGTATCAGTGATCAGGTTATATACAGACCTGTAAAATATAAAATACTATTTGGAGATTTAGCAAGTAGTGAACTACAAGCTAAATTTTTTGTTACTAAAACTGTAAACAGTACACTAAGCGATACAGAAATTAAACAAAGAGTTATTAATTTAATCAGCAGTTATTTTAATATTGATAACTGGGACTTTGGCGAAGAATTTTACTTTACTGAAATGTCAGCATTCATACACAATAATATGATTGGCGAGATAAGTCAAATAACAATTAGTCCAGCAGGTGGACAGACAAATACTACTGAGTTATTTGAGATAACTAGTGATAGTGACGAACTATTCTTACCAGTACTATCTAGCAATAATATTATTGTTAATAATACATCATCTGGTAATAGTACAACAATTTCACAAAACACTGGTATTAATATAGGTGTAGGTAGTGGTGGTAGTAGTGGAGGAGGCTATTAATGAGTGAACGTCAACCAAAACCAATAGTAGCCCCACTAGTTACCAAACCTGGAGAATCACTTGAGAATACAGGTTCAAAGGAAATAACAACATTACTTCCTAGTATTTTACAAACACAAGTCAATAAACAGTTCTTAGATAGTACACTTGAACAAGTGATGTCAACCGGTAGTTTAGAATCTGTTAAAAGTTATATAGGTTCGCAGGAAGTATCTGAAGATATAACAGACAACTATGTGTTAGATGGTAGAAGCAACGATCCTTATCAGTTTAGTCCAGGAATAATTAATAGAACTGATGATAGATCTATTATTGGAGCATTGCCATATGATGATCTTATAAAAACCCTCAAGTATAATGAAAGTGATACCAATAACCATAACAGATTGTTAAATGAATTTGGATATACAATGGACATGCCTATCAACTATGATATGTTTATAAACCATCACAAGTATTACTGGGTTCTAGACGTACTACCACCAAGTCCTTTACAGTATACAAGTCTTTTTGATATTGACACTATTATAGGGCAGATACAGTATACTACGCCAACACAAAAGAACGGAAGAGCATTAACGTTTGAAAATGGCATGCGTGTTAAATTTGCACCACATACTGTTGATAGATTCACACAAACTGTTGTTGGTAATACAACATTTACTGCTACAGTTAACGGCGGACATGAATTTATTTTTAAAAATAATCAACCTGTACTTACAGGTGATTATACTTTTGTACAAGCAACTGGTGTATTAACAATGAACACTGCACCAGCAGTGAATGACGAAATAGAAATACACACAAATTATGCAGGTAGTGTAGGAAATGCATACTTCAATGACGCAATTTATATTGTAGATGGAGTTGGATCTAACACTGGTATCAAGTTAACTGAACAATTTAAACCAGGTCAATATGAAGGTAAGCAAGGAAAACGAGTATGGCTTAACGTGGCAACTTACAGTAGTCAAGAGCCTGCAGAGTTTGATAGCGATAAGTTTGCATTTGATTTTAAACCCTATGACCTCAGAGAACATAGAATGACTACCAGAGATTATCTAGTAGAAGAAAGATTTAGCACAGACCAAAGTGCATGGTCACGTTCAAATCTTTGGGTACACGAACAAACTATTGCTAATAGTTTGATATATGACGGCTATGAAAATGTTGGAGATGATCTTTATGCATTAGACAAATACAGAGCAGTCAGACCAATTATTGAATATAAAGCAAACATTGAGAAATATAATTTTGGTTCAAAACATATTACAAGTGTAGATCATGCATTAGAATCTAGTGATGATCCAGCATCTACTATTGTAGGCAAAACAAGTTACAGTGTTACTATTAGTGGAATTACACAAAATTGGAATACTTTGCTAGGTGCAACAAGAGGTGACAGAGTAAAAATAGATTCTGGTGTTAGTACAAATATTGTTACTACCTATTGGGAGTGTGTACAGAATCATGGAGATCCTAGAAATCCGTTGGATGCATCTAATAGAGATACATGGCAACAGATTACTCCAGTAGAATTAGAAGATGGCGACACAATTATTTTCTTTAGAAGTTCTAATAATGATTATAACAACAAAATATTTGAAGTAAGTGGAGTAGGAACTAGTATTGTACTTACTGTAAAATATAATAGTGACGGATCAAGCGGAGCAACTGCTTTAAATGATAACGACAAAATTGTTATCCTAAACGGTTTTAACACTTATGAGTTTAGCGGTCCCGGCAGTGACGGACAAGGAAACTTTGAAGCTCCACTAAGTGGCGCAGAATTATATTGGACTAATAATACATGGGAATATGGTCAACAAAAACCACACAGAAGTGCAGGAATATTACAACAGCTATATGACCCAGAACTTGTAAAATTACAAGATACCACTACCTATCCTGTTAGCACATTTAACGGAGGTCATATCTTTAACTTTGCTTATAAAGAAGGTAATGTATATGATGAAGCATTGGGATTTAATCCGGAGTATGTTGACTATGGAAATAATCCAGGATTAAACTTTTGTGTTGACTTGTATCATAAGAGATTCAATTATACTTTCCAAAGTACAGACTTTCAAAAAAATGTAGCTAGAGAAATTGAAGGATACTATTACTATAAATTTGTTGATACAGGAAGATACCATAACGGTTGGACACTTACCAAAGGACAACCAACACAAAGAATTATACAACATACTGTTACGGACGCAACTGTTCCTATTAAATTCAATGTAGGACACAATAACTTTGACACTGATAGACTGTATGATTTTTCTAAAGAACACAATAATCTTTTAGTAGTACACAGTCAGCCTACAACTTCAGTTAATAACAGTAGATCGCACCGTTTAGGTGGCAAACTACCTAACTTATTTTTAAATACTGGTACCACTTATACTATTAGAACTCGATTCCCTCAGGCTGAAATTGAGTTTGTTGATATTGATGGTACTGCATTAAGCAGTGGAATTACTAGAAGTGCGGGTAGCAATGACGTATTTACATTAACAATAGCAACACCAACTATTACTAGTTTTAAATATAGACTAGCGGCAGATCCAACAAATTTTGGTGTTGTATTTTTAAAAACTGCTACAAAAGATGAAAATATTCGTATTACTAAAAATGGAAAAGAAATAACAAACTACACACTATCCGGAAACATAGTAACGGTTAGTAGTGGTTTACGGAAAGATGACATTTACAAATTAGAATGCTTTACTGATGCAAGATATAGTGATGATGTTGAAGGATATCAAAAAGTTGCAGACACACATCTAGCGAATCCACAGAATTTAACTTTTGGTAAAGTTAGTTTTGGAGATTTACTTGGTCATATAAGATCACAGATGATATCAAATCCTTTATTTGAAAATGATTGGTTTGGAACAAACAACTGGAGAAATATTGTACATGATCACACACACGGTGGTATAATAAAGCAACAGGCTTTTTCTACAGAACTAATAAGTCAACTGTTTACAGAAAATGATACTGATATTGTTAGTAGTTTACAATATAGTAGTAATTCATACAAAGAGTTTAAGAAACTATTCAAACATAAAATTAAACAGTTACATGAATCAACAGATATATCAGAGCCTGTATATAAACTGGTAGACAAAACATTAGAAGCACTAAATTTAGGTAAAAATAAAGATAGTATTTTTGCAAGAAGTCAAGTAGCAATGTATAGAGACTATGAAAGTAAAAATTACAGTTGGGTATTGAACCAATCACCTGTTTTTGATTTACCTTTTACAGTAAACAAATATGATGATACACAAAATCATATACAGGTATGGATACAAATACCCGATGCTGCTGGTGCCCATACATGGAGAGCATTAGTTAAAGATATTGAGTATACACTTAGTGATTATCAAGTTACTATTACACTAGGTGGAATTACATTTCCTAGCAGTGGTAAAAACAATATACACGTTAGATGGTATAGAAAAGATAGTGTTAGCTTTGTTCCTCCGAGTGCTTCAAAAGTAGGATTGATACAACCTTATACACCCGAACTTAGAAGCGATTACAGTAAAGATAGTACAGGTACAGCAACTGATAGTGTAATTATTGGACATGACGGAAGCATTCATGTACGCAATGGAACAGAATTATTTGATAGACAAGTAGCAGGCTTTGATCCAGTTGATGCCGGTCTTTGGGACTTAGAATTAAGAATGTTTAACAATCTAAGTGCTAGCTTAGAATTTATTTCAGATTCTAAAAGATACTGGCCAAATGCTAACAGACCAACACCTTATAGCTGGACAGAATTTCACAGTGCTATGAAAAGTGAATTTAATAAATGGAAAGTAGCTAACAGTGTTGTTAATTTAACTAGCGACACTTATTACAATGGTGCACTTGTGGATTATTATCGTAGTCATGATAAGTTTACTTGGAATTACAGTAGTGTTGCTCCCTACATAGGCGGCTGGAGAGGACTATATAGATACTTCTTTAATACTGATAAGCCACATATTACTCCTTGGGAGATGTTAGGGTATAACAAAAAACCAAGTTGGTGGGACGCAAACTATAGCTGGACAGATGCTACAAAGCGTTCAGCACTAATTACTGCACTAAAATACGGGTTGACAAGTGATCCTTCTTCAACAAAACCTTCCTACAGTTTAAGTTTGCATAATTTATCATATGATTGGGCAAACAATACTCTAGTAGATAACACAGGTGTACTAAATGATCCTGTTGCTGCAGGAGTTGTAACTAGTCCAACAT